CTGTGCCCAAGCAGGAGAGTTGGAAGAACCCGTATTAGACAAATACCTAGTAGCATTGGCATCCTTGGCCAATACGGTCAACGTATTTGCACCAGGGGAATATAGAAGATCACCTTGTGTATAAGCACTAATGCCTGTTCCACCTTTGATGGCGAGTATCGGTGATGCAGACCATGTTCCTGATGTAATTGTCCCTACCGTAGTAAGATTGGAGGTGAGAAGGGAGGAGTTAACTACATTAGAAGCTAAAGTAGATCCAGTCAATTGATTGGCTGGGACACTGATGACCGTACCAACTGCCTCTCCGGTGAGATCCACTAGACGTACTACATCAGTGGGTTCAACCGGAACAGGGAGATTTAATATCCGATGAGAGTTCATATCAAAGTCGGCGGTCATGCTGTTGGGAGCAGTACCGTTCCTAGATACGAAAGTATCAGATATAGTTTCAATCACTGCACTATTTGCATTGATCAGTGCAATTGCAGCCTGTTCATTCGTTAATGAAACCAGATCTGATAAATTTATTTTAGACATTAAATCCCCTTGTAATCCTTAATTCTTAATCGCTTTGGTATTCTTAACCGCTTCGGTTTCAGCGGGAGCATTCAATTGCTGCAACCAATAGTTACAATCTTGAATCGCACCTTCGACGGCAAAGAAGCTAGTCCTCACAGTCTCACGATTAGTCTCTAGTTCTTTAATTCTAGCTTCAAGTTGTTCTTTAGTCATGTCCATTACTTCTTCGTAATGACATAGTTAAAGATTAAAGTTCCATTGAGTGCATTGGTAGGTTCGTTATTATAAACCGTCACAGTTAAAGTGTTAGTAGTCACGACAGCACTATAACTATAATTCTGGCGTGTATTCGATCCACCGGCACGCTGAATGGAAGCAATATCCCCAGCAACCAATCCTACAAGGGTGATTGTGAAAGCTTGGCTTGCACCTGCAGCAGTAGTCAAGGATTCGGTAGTGATTGTGCCAGCAAGCTTGGTAACCGTAGCTGCATTACTGACTAATGTAGCTGTACTTTTACTAATTTGGATACTGTCAACTATTAAGTTATTTCCAGCTAAATCGACATTGGGCATTTTTATTTATCCTTTATTTCATTAAGGTAAGGGGCTTTTACACCCCTTACACAACTCAAATTACTGAGTGATAGTTCCACGTCCGTAGAGGAAAATACGGATATCCAACGCTCCTGCGGTATACACAGCAGCATTAGAATTAGCCGTAAGATAACCTACTTCTGTAGTAGACGTACCCACCAGAACACCTGCACCAGCGACACCGGCAGTATAAGAATTCGTCTCGCCCACAGCATCGAATGCAGTCAACGCAACTGCAGAGAGCAGTCCGTTGTAATCCAATTCAGTGACGCGATCTTCCTTCTGAAGACCGAGATCTAAGGTTGCTCCCGCACCAGTCGCAGCGACGTCAGAGATGACCTCGATACGTGCAATTCGCATACCAGTAGGGAACTTAAGGTTTTGTGAGATGATGGTAGGAGTGGTAGTAAGGGTAGTGAGATCTAAGCGAATATTAATTTCGCGCATATCCCCATACGTCTTATATTCCCCTGCGACATCAACTGCGGGTTTCGAAGTGCCGAACTGTAAATACAGTCCGTCAGCATTCATCCAAGATCCAGAACTCATATGTTCACCTCCTTACGACACGACAGACGTGCTGGTTAGAATGGTGACCATATTTTCCGGACGATACAGCTTAAAGCCGTACTCGCAGATGGTCAGATACTCTTCTTGCTGGAGATCTTTGTTGAACTCCGAATACACAGTAGGCATCTGCCTAAATGCACCTACCCACGGCATGGTATCGCCGGGAGCTGCAGAGAAGAGATAGTTGGCTACACCATTCGTCACAGCCACGCTATTCACAGTTTCAGAACCTACCGAAGGCAGGTAATTCGAGATGTAACAGTCAAAACCGTAGACATTCATCATGAACTTGAAACCAGAAATAGCGGAGTCAGCGACCACACCCTGCCAACGTTGATTGGGGGAGAGGACGTTGACCAAGTTAGTCTGTGTCTGTAAGGTATAAGCAACTGATGGATCGATGATCGCAATCAGGTTCCGTTGAGGAACGTTGGCCTTGATCAAAGAGTTCTGTGCACGTGCAAAGTCAGCGATGGAAATCGCAGCCGCAGAGTTCACAATCCCAGAGCCCACGAAACGGTGAGCAGATGAGTTAATTAAGTTTAAGTCCGATGCAGTCTGTGCAGAGTTAGCAACGGCGAGAATGGTTGTTTCCACTCCCTCCATTAGTACACGATGTTGCCGAGGCACGAAGGCCGCGATGACATCCTGAGCATAATAGCTATCCCGCTTAAATTTCTCCGAAATCGCATTCGCAGAGTACTTATACTTGTCAAAGGAGAAGGTAAAGTTACCAGTATCCATCGAATCGTATTTAATAGCCTGCCCTTCAGTAAAGTCGAATTGCTTCGCCTCACCAATGGACGGAATGTTGATGGTGAAACCATCAGGGAAATCGGAGATGATGCGCACAAACTTCATGGCATTCAATTCGTCTAACAAGAGTTCTTTGATCTGACGAGACCAAAGATTGGTTCTAGTTAGGAAATTGGTATTGGCATCCATAAAGCCAGCCATATTAATCTCCTAAGTTGTTATTATTCTTCATGCAATCCTTTTCGATAGTAATCACCATCTCTAAAGCTTTCGCCTAATTCAATGGCATCTTTTTGCATTTGGACTGCAATGTTTCGATCGTAATAATAGGCTTGTGGATCCGTTCTCTTCAACTCCTGATAATACGCCCACGTGCGCTTCTTAGCACCGGTGGGAGCGAAATTGTCCTTTCGCTGGGAGCTTTGAAAGGGTGCCTGAAAGTTTTCTTGATTCTGTTGATCCATCCCTAAAGTCCGGAAAAGGGCTGAAGGAGACTTCTTAGCCAGAGCGTGAAAATCCTCAGAGCTTAAGCCCAAAGTTTCGATCTGCTGTTTAATTGTGTTCTGGTAATTAGGACCAAAACGTTCGATGAGTTTGGTCTGCACTGCATTAAGATTAACTTGTTCTTTCTCTGCTATTTTGGCAGCAGAGATTTTAGTTTCAACAAGTTTATCTAATTGAGCGGGATCAAACGGAGGAGGCTGGTTGTCATCTTTGGCAGGGGGTATATCGCTACTTGATTGTCGGGTTGCTAACTGGTTAAGCAAATCTTCCAACTTAGCCTTGGTAACGTTCTCTTCTCTCACTTTCTTGTAATCATCCGTAAGTTCATCCAGACGTTTCTTCATCAGGTCGATGGTCTGATCTGCATGTAACTTACTTTTGGCAAGAGCTTCGGTATCGGCAAATTTCTTGCCTTCACCTACGAGTTCGGAAAGGTAATGTTTATTGGGGTCAATTTGTTCTGGCTGGTCAGCCTGAGGTTGTAGAAGGTCGGTCATTAGTTTCCTTTTGGTCTAGGTTAATTAACTTCTTGACTAAATTCAGGCATCGACGATAGCCGATATTATCCGCCTGTCTATACTCCCAATTAGGAAGTTCATAGAATTTTGGATTGAGTTCTACACGATCAAGTTCTTCTTCAAGGGTCTTCAGAATTTTACTGATATCGTCTAAAACCCATTTTGCATTACGTAAACTCTTTTCGTATTGGGCTTTCTCTTCTTGGTCTTTCAGATGTTTGGTCCAAATCGAATACATTATTTTGTCGGAGCCTGTTGTTGTGGTGAACCTTGTGATGCACCTACAGCGGACATATCGAAATCATTCCCCTGACCGGTTGCAGTCATGGTAGATTGGTGTAGTTGTTCCTCTAGAGCTTGTACCATCTTTTGACCTTCAGCTTGTTCGGTTAAACCTACAAAGGGAAGGACGACTTCATAATCTTCTAAGTCGAAGGTATTCTCTAAAATCTTGGCTAACTTAACTCCAGAGAAATGAGGTTGGACAGTAGGCCAGAGACCGGAGTTAGTGAGATTGGTTAGATTTTGGATCATCTCCGCCTGTTCGGCAAAGTGTCTGGCAGCTACAGGTCTGATCCTACCTATGCCTGTGATGTCTTCCACAGTCAGGGATTGGAAAGAAGCAGTCTTAAATTCATCGTTAAAAACTTTGATTACCGTAGTACCGGTTAGGTTTCTACGAGCTAACTCCAACATTGCATTGAGCGTCGGTTCTACGATTTGCTCTTCGAACTGTTTAATCTTATTTTGGAATAGACGTGCAGCGGCATTCTCTAAACGTTGAACTTCATACTTCGTCTTCTCACCCGGAGTACGAAAACCCATGGCTTCTCTGGGAGCACCGGCCATCTCTTCCATCAGACGTTCTTTGGTCATGAACTCGGAATCGACATTGGCCAGGCTGACATCTGGAGCCATTATTTCTACATCTCCTTCATCGGAGACGAATATCTTTTCACCCGGTTGCCATACGAAATCTTCTACGAAACCCTTGACTTTTTGTATTGGGTAAGTACCGAAATCAACTACGTCAGCACGAAGATTTTCCAGATGATCCATACGATATTGCATACCGATTAGATTATCCAGCGGACCCATACCCCAGAGATTATCTTGCTTCTTTCTCCAGGGAGAATGGAAGATTGGCGGGTAACCAAAGAAAGATGGATTGGGTTTATTATTAATTAACTTATGCCGATCAATGACCGTTATAACTCTATTCTTTTCAAATTTATCATTGATTGGATCATACCAATCACCGTAGAAGGTAAGTATCTCCACAAACTCTGATAATAAGTAGGCTCTGTAGGAGGTGAAACCATCCATGGCATAAAGATGATCTCGTTGTATCCAGTCACCTTGGAAAGTTCTGGCTTGGAAACGAATATCTTTCAGGTAATTATATAGACCTTCATATTCTTCCCTATTATCATCATTGGACATTCGTTGGAGAAGTTCTCTCAACTCGCCCATACTTATGATGGATCGAACTATCTTAGGGGATGATAGAAAATTATCGGCAGTAGGATTGAAGACAATATCCAGAGGACTAATACGCCGCACAACAGGCCCAATATAACCAGCTTGAGTTTTGTTAACTTGTTCGACACGTTGATCTTCCCAAGTGACGGTGGCAAAACAATTACCGAAGTCAATGTAATCTAGGATTAATTTGTCTATTTCATGTTTGAAAGACTCCTGCGATATCACCCAAGCCATGTAATTAGTGATGGCATCGCGTTTCTCAACGGAGTTGGCATCCTTTTCATTGGCTTCCCAGATTAACCATTTACGTTGAGGAAAGAGAGTGGCAGTATAATTGGAATACAGATTATCTCTAATTTGACATAACTTAGGAACGGTAGTCTTATTCTTCCAGGGAAGTTGATTGTTCGTAGTCTGTGTCGTATCTGTAGCATAGACATACCGACGAATTTCTTCCCAATCGGTTTTCTTTATGTTTCGTAACGTATCCCAGGCAACCCAACGTTCGGTGAGACGTGTCGCCAATAAATCCTTGGATAGGATGTTCTCTAGTTCAAGTACTTTACCGGTCATGAGATACCACCGAACTTAGAATGGAAATTGAGTACAGGGATTGATTCCTTCATCTGTCTGAATATATTTAGTGGTTGCACGGCAAAATCTACCGCTGAAGCCAGGGCATCCTTGACGTCATCGTGAGCAGGATTAGAAAAGATAAGTTCTTCCTCCAAGACTTGACAATTACCACCGGGATAATGCCACATCTGTTTATTAGTATACCGAGGTTCTAGGCAAGCTAAGATACGTTCTTCCTTTGCGCCCATGTAGCGCGTAGGAAGGTATTCATCTACAGACAGGGAGAGGCCCATTGGTCTTATATAACTTTCTTTCAAATCGTTGACCATGGCCTTCTGTGCTGCAGTGACTTCACAACGTACTTTGCGGAAGCCCCATTTCTCGAATAATTTAATCAGACGTTTGAATTGTTCCGACGGTTGGTTTGTTTTGAACCTGTCGATATCGAGGACGTAGTAGTTTTGCTTTCCATCAACTCCGATAACAACGATTGCAGTGTAATCTGATTTCTTTCCAGTTGTGTAAGCAAAGTCGATAGCGGCGAAGACGTTGAGACGTTCTCCTTTGAAGAACCAGTTTCCACTTTTACGGGAGAGGAAACCGGGTTCGTAATACTGGAAGAGGTCACGTTTGAAGACGGAGGAATCGACGTCGTGCGGATCGTTATAATATTGGGCCCGGAAGTGTACCTTGTTAAGGTATTGTGCTCTCTTTTTAGCGAGAATTTCTTGGTTGAACCCAAACCATTTTCCATCTGCACGTTGTTGGATCGGCCAGAGGAATTCTCCGGAACCGTCTCCAATGCTTTCAACTGCTGCTTCCATCTTTTCATAAAGGGGAATTCTGTCAATAACATTTCCAAATTTATCAAATTCTTCAATCTCCATTTGCATTAAATCTTGATATAAATCTTTGGGGTGGTACCTGGTACCTACGACCCATTCTCTTGCACCGGTACCTTCGACTGAGGATAGATATCCATATTGTTCTTTTACTTTGGATCGTCCTTCTTCCGTATACGCATTGGCTTGTACGACGACGTCATCGAGGACAGCAATATCACAATGCAACCCGACGACATTAGTAGTAAGTCCTGCAGTGAAAATACTTGGTTCACGAATACTCTCCTCTTTACGTTTGGGATGATCTACGGATATTTCTCTTTCAGTCCACTTCTCTCTTTGTGCCTCCTCCTTGTGGATCATATCAGGCCAGAGCAAACGATAAGTATCTGAAGTAAATATATCTTTGATGAACTTAAGTTGCTTGGTGGCAAGATTAGACGTAGAGGAGATGAATAGAACTCGGAGAGAAGGGTCTTTAGTAAGTTCCCAGGCCACACGATACGCAATTAAGGCGGATTTCATGTGATCTCGAGGAAGAAGTAATAATTGGAAGTCTTTTGATTCTGGTCTAGTCCACCATTGAATTACTTGTCGGTGAATGTTCCCCAGACAACGTTTAGGATGCACTAATCTAATGAATTCCTCTAATGAAGATTCGGCGATTAACCGCCAATTCGCGTGCTCTTCATTAACTTTAGGTTTAATTATCTTGGGCACTAAATGTTCATCAATGTAATTTAAAAGATAAATTAGGCCTATGGGCGGATTGCTCAAAATCAGTTGTAACTGTACCAAATCCTTGATCTAAAATAACTTCAATAGATACTTGCAGAGGATCGCTTGAATCTGTACTAATATCTGCGGATGCCCCCATACCAGAATCTCCAGTCATCCAGATATAACTGTCATAACTAGATAAATCTGGAATAGAATCACTACCTTTAGCTACTCCTGTATTAGCAGAAGGAGTAATGGTACGTATCCCCGGAGTTTTTAAATCTACAGTCATGGCGAGAGTAGAAGAAGTACCATCAGCTTTTACAATTGGATAA